GCGGCAGGCGTTCCTGTGCCAACAGACGTATCCCATCTAAAAGTATTTCCATTATTAACTGTTGCTAATAAATCTTCACCAAAGTTATCAAAAGACCAGTTACGTCCTTCTATTGTAACGTTAGACGTAGAACGAGGCGTACCCCATGCTTCTTTACCCCATTCATATGTACCCCAACCATAACCATATTGTGATACGGCTGTACCAACAGATATTTGATAGGTCGCTGTCGCTGTAGCAGTTGACGTTCCTGTACTTGTAGCCGCAGTTGCCGTAGTAATGGTGTAAGTATTAGCAGTAGGAACTGTTAATATTTGATATTCAGCGTCCATCGTTGCTGCAGGTATTCCGTTAACAGCACCTGATGTACTTGATATAGTTACAAAATCTCCAACCTCTGCATTATGACTCGGGTCTGTAACTGTAACTGTTGTATTAGAAAATGTTTCAAAACCTGTAATTGAGCCTGTTGCTCTTATAGGTGTAATATCGTAAGCTACACCCTCTGAATAAATATATAATTTTCTATCTGTTCCAATGGCCGTGTACCGTACACCATCCAGAGAAGTCCACGCATGCATATCTCGTGCAACGCCAACTAAAGTACTATTAATTAATTTAATCCACCCACCTATTTTTTCTGGTAAACCATAGCGAAAGCGTACCATATCAGAGTCAGTCCAACGTCCTGCCGCTCCGTACTCAGTATCTTGTTTATCAATGCCAGGGGCAAATGCTATTTTAGTAAGAGGCATTATACAATCCTCATAAATCTAAATATTAATTCACCAGCGCCACCATCAGAACCTGCTGTGCCTGATCCATAGTTTTCAGCGCCACCACCAGCTCCGCCCCCTCCTTGAGTGCCTGCTGTCGCTGCTACACCTACACGTCCACCATCGCCACCTGTGCCTGCTAAACCACTGTAAGAGTCAGCACCATCACTACCATTTATCTGACAGTTGTCTCCACCACAGTTACCATTATTACCACCTGTAACTCCGTTACCTGAGTCATTAAAAGTGCTTGTAGGTCCGCTCGTAAAAGTAGTTATATTAATTCCGTCTACTGTAGTTCCAGAAGATAAAGAAGTTCCCGCTGTAGCTGTTCCTCCTGTTCCTGCTGTATTAGATCGAAGAGGTCCTTGAACTCCACCACCTGATACAGAAGAAGCTCCACCACCAGCAAGAGAAAATATTGAACCTGTACTTGCTCCACTTAAACTTGTTAATGACCCTGCACTTGCTGTTCCACTATAAGCGCCTGTTCCTTTATTACCACCAGATCCTACTTCAGATGTTAAAGTTTCTCCACCAACAACTGTGTATACACGATCAGAAATATAAGCTCCTGATCCACCGCCTGGTCCAGATGATTCCCCACCAGCTTTATCATAAGATGCACCTGTGTAACCACCTCCACCTCCACCAACTGCTTGTTTAATATGAATAGCATTAGCGTTAGCTGGAACAGAAATTTGTGTAGTACCTGCCCCTGCAGTTGTAAAACTTCCTGGTGTATCAAATAAAGTAAAGACAGTTCGCCATACACCACCATCTTTTACATAAACATTTGAAATTGTTTTGTTGGTAAAAGATGTGCTATCTCTTACGTAAAGTTGAGTTCCAGCATCCGAACTTATTTCACGAAAAGTACCACCATCTTT